ACTTAGTGTAGTGCCAATCGTAGCTACCCCAGTTCCATCATAGTTAATAGACTTTTCTGCTGGGTAGGTTACAAAGACGTTGACTGTACCTACAAAGGTAACAGCACTACCCGCATTGCTTGAAGCTAATATAGTTGTTCTAGTTAAAGTACCGCCTGTAGCATACGTGCCAAGACCCGCTTCCCAATTTCCAGAAACATCTGTACTTGCGTAATAGGTTGTATTTCCGTTGCCAATACCAGCAAAAGATTGAAAGCCTGTAACTGAACCGCTTAAGGTAAAACTAACTGTGGTGTTAGCCGTACCTGTTTGCTGTACCCTATCTAGAAGAACTAGAGCCATTATGCATTACCCCAAGATTCTTTAGCCCAAGTATAGCCCTTATGGGATTTACGTTGACCATTAATGCACTTTATAATATTTGCGTGTTGGAACCCTGCTTCTTTCATAGCTTTTTCACCTATAATTCTGACTACTTCTTTGGTTTCAACTTGAGTACCAACCCAAATCCATGCACGATTAGTGGTATTTCCAGCTCCATATGTATTACCTTTAAACAAAATACTTGCAGTTGCTTTTTGTTTTGCTGAGGTTGGTAATCCTTGTCGCCATTTATTACCTAAATGAAATACTCGCATCTTTTCTTTAAATTCATCTGAATGTATAGGTTTACCTATTCGTGCTTGGCTGTTCTTTTGTATATGTTCTGCAGAGTGTTTATATCCTGAAGTACCTTCACCACCATCGGTTAAATTGCATAGCTCTAAACCCTGCTCACGATACTCTTTTATTAATTCTATTTCATGCTGTAAGGCTTCTTGCTCTGTATCCCATTCCGCTAAAATTTTAACTTCTGGCTTACCATACTTTGCTACTACTTTACACCAATAATTATTTCTACCCCGCATTTGATTCGCTCTACGTACACTACTCCCCTTACCTACATAAAATAAGCGTCCTTCAGGGGTGTAATGTGCGTATGTATAGAACATAAGCGTTATTATATACTAAGAAGTAGCTGTGGTCAGGTAAGTCACAGCCACAGTATCACCAACTGTTGTAATTTTTGGAACTGCGAATGCACCAGCACTATATAACGTACCTGCAGTACTAGACTGAGTACTTACTGCACCTGAACCTGTTACTAAGAAACAACCAGCAACTGTACCACCAGCACCTGTAATAGTGTAGGTAATTGAAGCTGCGGCTGAACTTGTAATATTAGCTGGAGATAAGCCTGATGATGTAGCTGAGGCAAATACTGCTGTACCACGAACTGCTGAACCGCCAACTGTGTAGTTAGTAAACTCTGTCCAACCAGCGTGAGATGCCATTGTATCTGCAGCTAGGAAAGTTGGGCTTGAGTTAATAAGACCTAAAAATGGACCTACAACTGTGTAAGATGACCCTTTTAATAGTGTATCGAGTAGTAACTGTTTACCGATTGAGTTCACTAAATTAGGGAATGATTCTTCCCACTTTAAGTTACCTTGTGCATCGTTACATGTAACATTGTAATAACCTGCAATGCCTACTGTTTCATTATCGGCTGCGTTTGTGTCCCATATGGCAACAGCATTATCGCCAAAGCCTTGTACTTCAATTTCTGTTGTCATGATAAATTCCTTAAGATATCCGAATTACTGCTGATGTTGATGTTGCTGTTGGAAAAGTAACCGTAAATGTAGTTGTTGCTGTTTTATCTGAGCCAAAGTTAAGTACCGCTACCGCAGCTCCTGTTGTGCCATTGTATATTAAAGCACCCCTACAAGTAAAATTAGCAGGAGTCCAAGTCACATTAGCAAATGATAAGTATGCTGTACCATCACTACTTACTGGGACTGTTGGGTATAAAAGTTCACCGCCTGCTGTATAGCCTGTACCTGTAATCTCACCGTCTGTAGTATAAAGCAATGTATCAGCGCCTAGATTAGCTACTGCTGTGTATAGCGCAATGCGATATACGTAAGGGGAACCAGTGTTAAAATTCTCTAATCCCTTTAGCAGATTAGTCTTAAACTCTGTTGTCTGTCCTTGTACTATTGCCATTATGGATTAACCTTAATCGAAGCTTGCCCCACGCGATAAGCATCGTTACGTTCAAGACCTGTACCCAATCTATTAAGTTGTGACATAGCTTCTTCATACATTTTTTGGTAATAAGCTACCATATCCTGCTCACCCTTCATAAAGATGACAGCTTCACGCATAGCCCCGTAGAACAGAACTGGGTCATAGTTATCACCAAGCCAGCTAGTGCCTGCGGCATTATCAACTGTACCTACTTGAACTGAGAAACTAGCACCTGAACCACCTAGATATGCATTACTTGTAGTAAGCGTATCACCAACAACATATAGCGAACCGCCAGCGTTAAGTGTAACAGTTTGAACTGCACCCGCTAATACTACTATAGTTGCTGTAGCACTTGAGCCTGAACCCCCACTAAGTGGGACATTGAAGTAAGTGCCATCTGTATAGCCTGTACCAGCGATAATATTCGCAAATGCTGTAATAACACCCTGAACTATTGATACTGGATAGTAGAAGTAATGTAATTCCACGCCATATGCTGTATCAGGTGTAGGAGCAAGAATTAATGAAAGAGATTCAATATTAGTTAGTTGTGAGCCGAACAGTGCGTAATACTTAGGTATTCCTGTAACATTTGGATTTGGGTATGCCTCACGCATATAGTTCACATCTTTGTTTAATAGATATGAGTAAGTTCCGTCAGCACCAATAACTGCTACAGAATAATTAGCCAACCAATCATCAGGGAGCGAAACGTATTTATTACCAACAGTCATTGCACCTGTTACGTTTTTACGCAATGCAGGGATTTGAACTGAGTTATAAACCCGTCTTTCTGTTTCTTGAATGAACGTAGGAATACTAGCTACGAACAGAGATTCAGTATTCTCGGCGTAATTTTGTATTGCTTGGCTTAACTCAATGTAGTTCATTAGGCCATCGGACCTCTAGCTTTAGTACCTTTAGTAGCTGCACCGCAACCACGAATAGTAATGCCTTCTTTCTCTACAGTTTCTTTTTTACCACCAATACTTACGTTCATAGCCTCTGTTTCAGGACCTACATCAATTGCTGCACGAGTATTAGGGTCTACATTTCTATTATCTTGAGTAGCCATAATTAACCACCTTTTTTCTGATTAGCTGCGCGAGCTAAGTTACGACCTACTTGTTTCATTGCAATTGAAGTAACGCCTGATGCACCTTTACTACCTTTACCGCCTTCAATACCAATGTTAGGACCTGTATCGCCTAAGTTTTTACCCTTAGTCTTACCTTTTGAAACTATACCATCTGCTGCTTTTGTGAATGCCATTTTACTACTCCTTAAGTTGTGCTTATTGTAACAGTTCCTACTTGACCTTGCGACATTAAATCGTTAGGGGTTAATGCAATATCAAAGTTTCTAGAACCGCCTACAGGTGCCCAGCCCCATTGAAATACTCTACTACCGCCTTGTGGTTCACCATCTACACCTATACCCGATACTGCATAACTCACATCTGGTCTTGGGTTTCTAACCGCTTGTGGGTCGTTAATTGGGAACATACCAAGTTGTAATTGCGGTTGGTCTGGTTCCCAGCATTCGGGGCATACAAGTATATTAACCTGTTTAGTCTTAATAGTCAGCCTACGTAGCTGAGTTAGCTTATATCGTTGACCACATCGGTCACACTCTGCAATCGAGTTCTTAGCTGATGCAAACTTAGAAGCCATGCTTACCTTGTGTAACTAAAGTTACGTGGTACAAATCGAATTGAAGCTTTTTCCCTGTCTTCATCAGCCGCGAGCTGGAACTGTTGTTCGTAGTCTGCTTTAAGCCCCATCACACGATTAGGGTCAGTACCTTGAATCTTAATGCTTAGATAATAAGCTAAGCCTGCAACCATCGCTGGGAGGAAGCGGAACGGAATGTCTTGTGTATTAACACCATCGCCTGCATCTTGAATGCGACGTAAACGCCAGTAGACAAACACATATTGATTGTCTGGTGCATTAGGGGTAGGCCAGATATTGATGGTCGGAGCATTGACTCCAGTAGGCGTTGTAGCACCTGATTGCCTATTAATCCATACTTGGATAGGACGACCTTGAGTTAATTTATTTGGTATTGTTGAGTATGTAGACTC